ATGTCGACAGCCTATTGCTTTACCCTAAATAATCCAGAAACCTATTTGCCTGATTTCAGAACTCATGATTTAAGCCAGTATACCAATATTCGATATTGTATATACCAGTTAGAAGAAGGAACAACCCCTCACCTCCAAGGATATCTACAATTATCTCGAATTCAAAAAATAATCAACATACAAAAACAAGAATTCTTTAAACATTGCTCATTTAGACAAGCTAATGGAACACCGGAACAAAATATAGTTTATTGTAGTAAGAAAGACGAAACTTACAGAGAAGGACCATGGATATATGGAACAATTAAACAACAAGGAAAAAGAAACGATCTAGAAAATATGGCAGAAGATATATTAGTTAATAAGAAAACTAGGTTAGAAATAGCTAAAGAATATCCCGCTAACTTTATGAGATACCCAAGAGGAATAAATGCACTATTCGATTTAGCAATACCTAAAAGAGACTTTAAAACAGAAGTCATATATATATATGGATCAACAGGAACAGGAAAATCAAAATATGCACATCAATTTGACAAAAATGCATATACAAAATCATTCGACAAATGGTGGGATCAATACAATGGACAAGATACTGTAATCATGGATGATTATCACGGAGAACTCTCCTTTAATCAATTATTAGCACTTACAGACAGATATGAGTGTAGAATAGAATACAAAGGATCCTCTTTACAATTTAACTCAAAATATCTATTTATAATATCAACAAGATTACCAGATGATTGGTACCCAGAGATAAGTCCTCTTAGAATGGAAGAATTCTACAGAAGAATAGATACAGTAATATATTTCACGGAAAAAGAACAATACCAAGAATTTCATTCATTTAGTTGTTTTAAAAAAATAATTTAATAAAATTTTATATGTCATCTGAACTTACTGATAAAAATACTTTAACATTTCAATCATTCTTAATAAGACTAGACAAAATATTAAAATTAGTTGAAGAAAAATGCCAGGATTTAAAAGAAGTCGCAGACTATATAGTTCAAAACGAAGATACGGAAGAAGAAGAACCTTTAAAAAAGTTATGCATTATCGCAAAAGAAGAGGAGCAAAAGGATATGGTCGTGCCTCTAACTTACGAATAAGATACCCACTTTTCCCAGATAGAGTCTTTATTAAACTTAATTATGCTGAAAGAATCAATGCTACATCTACTTCTGGTGGAATATCTCAATATCTCTTTAGAGGAAACTCTTTATTCGATCCTAATTTCTCAGGAACTGGACATCAACCTTATGGATACGATCAATGGGCCAATATGTATTCATCTTATAGAGTCCATGGCTCTAAATTTACTGTCAAACTACTTCCTATTACTGATACTAATCCCGAAATACAAGCAGCAGGTCTAATGGATGCTGTACTCGTTGCCTTCTCTGGAATAAATACTTTATCCTATGTAAGTATAGATCAAGCACGTGAAAGTCCTTATAACAGACATACCTTACTCAATAGAAATGGGTCAAGACAAGGATACCTCAAAATGTATATGTCAACAGCCAAAATGTACGGAGTCTCAAAAGTCAATATTCAAGCTAATGATGCGTATGCAGCAGGAACAGGAGCAAACCCAGGAAATCAATTTCAATGGATATTAATAGTCAAATCAGCAGACAATTTAGTCACTATAACCGCATTAGCGGATGTTAAAATCACGTATTATTGTGAGTTATATAATCGTATATCTGTTAATCAATCTTAATAAACATTTCTATCTTTTACGGGTCTCTTTTAAAACTGTCTTTTACGGGTCATATTTGAGGGCACCCAAAACAAGGAGATAATCTCCCGTTAAAACACCCCGACGGTAGGATGGTATTTCATCGAATTATAATCGGTCGATCATTTTAGTGTGTGCCTATATTACCACACACTTTTTACAATTTACATTCTACAACGTGGTAAAATAATT